ATGTTCCAAGTATTGTTTCTCGTAAGCTATTGAAATCCTCTTGAACCCAAATTGCATTTCCCATCCGTAATCATCATTTATGATTTTAGGAATAGTCATTACTTTCTCATCTAAATTTCTATCATTATAATCTCCAAATATACTTTTGTATATCTGTTTCTTTTTACGACCTACTTTTGTTTTCATAGTTTTCTATTTCAAATTGTATATGATTAATTGCTTTCTGTAAACATTCTATTGGTGTGTCGTGTTTCCTTTTTGACCTTAGTAAATATGTAACCGCCGTTCCTACATGATAACTCAAATTAAAGTTGTCGCATACTTTCCTAGCTTCATATCCATTCTTTCCTTTATAGTATTCAGGAACTCTATTGTCTTGTTTCGTTTTATCCATTTTTTATTTTTTCTATTCCTTCTCTTACAGTATTAAGACAAGAGCTACAATTAGATGTGAGTCTGTACCCTGCTCCGTAAACTATATTATACAATTGTATTGCTCGTTTCTTTGTTTCTATGTCTTTTGCTTGACCTGTTTTAATTCCTTCCCATACATCTTTTGCTTCCTTTACCAAATGTCTAGGTATTTTCTCCATTCTTTTCACTGCTCCTTCCTTATCCCAAAATTTGTCTGGACATTCCATTACTCCAATTGAAGCTTTTATCCTCATGAAACATCCGCATCTTTTACAAGTTCCTGTCGGTTTGAAATAACTAGGACATTTCTTACATATATCTAATCGTTCCTTATATACTTTTTTATCTACAAAGAAATTACTCATCTCCTAGAACCTTTTTAAGATGTTTCCGTATATTGTCTATCGTTGTAAATAAACTATTCCTACTGATTCCTGTTTTCTTTGCTAACTTATCTAGAGTTTCTCCATCTGGACTATAATACAATTTGTATATTTCTGCATCATACCAATACATCTTGTCCAGTTCAGTGTCTATCTTTTCAAAGTATTCCCAAGTTTCTAACTTTGTTGAGTCTTGAGTAATACTGATGTCTGTAATTTTAATATTATCCCATTTGCTTTGGAATTCCTTTTCATAACATTTCTTATACCTATAATAAAATTCACTTCTCTTACTTGTAAAGCTTCTTCTCAATGCAACTGCTCCATACTTTATTAATCCCCCCCTACCATGTCTATTGTATATTTCCTTTAAGTTTTCAGGATTCATCTGTAAGAAATACAACATTAATATTTGAACCGCATCATCACTCTCATATTTCTTTGTCGTGTATTGACTAGCTATCCCCATGAATATACCTCTTAATCCTCCAATTATAGAATAGATTTTATTCATTTATCGGTTCAATGTTTTTCAAATCTTCTATGACTTTCAATCCGAAGTTTGATAGTAAATGTCTGTGTATTCTAACTGCTGATGCGTTGGTCGGTTTCTCATATCCGCAAAGGAATCCCGATACCATTGTTGAGAAGTTTACAGGGATTATCATTAAGAAATCATGGAAGTTTCCAATTTCTTTGACGCCGCTGTATTGATTGTGGTAATCTATTATTACCTCGGATATATCTAAAAAGTCCTTTACTTTATCTTGTTCAGTTACTAGTTCATTAATGGTATCAAATACCATTTCTAAATAGGACTCTACTATTACTTCATGTTCTCTATTTACATAAATTGGTTTCATGTGGAACAATATTATGATGATTATCGTTCCAAAAATGTATTATCAAATAAAGTTATTCACAATCTTGTATTAGTATCTTTACTTTCTCTTTATATTTGTCTATCATTTCTTCATAATCACATCTCATAAATTTCATTGTAGTTCTTTTTGCCATCAATTCCATCTTATCAGAAGTTCCATCTTTTATTCTTATGTCTAAAAGTTTCCCAAATATGTATTGTTCTCCTTGATTAAACATATTACACTTGACGCATTGTACTTGGACATTCGTTTCATCCCATCTAGTAGCAAGATGCCTCCTACTTTGAAAATGACCTGCTTGTAATTTTTTCCAATGGTCTTTCTTAGAACAAGTAAAGCAATCTACCAATCCGTTAGCATCTGCTCTTCTTAATCTTATATACTGACTGAACCATTTGTCCAATTCCTTTTTTAATTTCGGTAATGATTTTTTCATTAGAATAATTTAGATTGTAAGAATTCCTGTATGTATGTATATTTTGCAATTGTAGTCGGTTTTCCATAACGATTTTTGAGTTTCAATGGAACACTATGAATTGTATATCCACGATGCCTTAGATTAAAGATGATTGCTGATAGTCGGGTAGCTCCGTAATTGTGTATTGCTTCCCAAGTTGTAATCGTACCTTTGTTTTGTAGGTGCCAAAGAACATCATCTGTCTGGTTCTTTATTTCATTTTTTTTCATTGTTTTCATAGAAATTTAGTTTTAATTGATTAGAATTTTTTTTAAGTTCTTCATAGAATTTATCTATTTCTTTTACATTTAATTGTCTTGTAATTACACTCATGATTTGATTTGCTACAAATGAGTTGTCAGTCATTAAATCAACTATCTCCCTTACTTTGCCTACTGGATTCATTATTGATGTTCTTTACAAGTTGGACAAATTTGAATATCCTTTCCTGTCATATCATCTCCACAACAAGAGTAGATTGTTTCTTCTTCTTCTGGATAAGTTTTACAACTTTTCAAACATAATTCATCTAATTTCTTCATTCTTTTATTCATTTTGTTTCTTTCAATATTTGCATCTATTTTTGAACCTATTTGTGAGGCAAAATACATTCCTATTACCATACATATTATTAGTATTATTATTATTATCATTATTTTAATTGTTTTATATTAGTAATTGATTTCAAGCCCGTTCCGTTGCGGCTTCTATATTGTAATCTTTTGTCTTGTCTTTCTGGTTCTTTACTTTGTTCGTTCCAAATTAATTGTCTATGAGCTTTAATCCAAATGTAATAAGTTTGTACATTTAGAACGAATCTAACATTGTCTGTATTTCTAACTCCTTCTCTGAATGCTTGTACCACATCTTGAAAGTCTAAGTTCTTGAAGTCCTGCTTCAAATCGTTAGCAAGAGAATGACTCATAGCTACTAACCATTGTTCGTTCTTACTTTGTCCTAACTCAACTAATGTCTTGAATAACAAATCATTACAAGCTATAGTAAGTTCCTGTATATGTATATCATTTATTTTCATATTAATATATTAAATCCATTATAAAATTTGCGTCCACTCCTGTTTCATTACAGATTTGTTTGATGTGTTTCATCTGAAATTTTTGAGGATTATCCATGTAGGTATCTACTGTATGTTGACACATCTCTAAATCCATTGCTAAAAACTTCCTACTAAATCCTTCCTCTTTCATCCACTTATGAAATAGACTCTTATCAATAGTAGTGTACTGTCCTTTCTTTTGGAATCTTTTTACCTCTTTTTTTCTTCTAGTCATTGTTCATTAATTTTAATCTTGCGTTATGATAACTATCTATTTGAGAATCTAATTTAGATGTCTTTGTGTTCCATTTTTTATCATTCTTTTGCCATCTAGCTAATCTTCTTTTGATGTCAAATGTTTTTTCCATTTCAAATTTCATCTTAGTTCCTGATTTATTTGTTTCAGTCCAATAATCAACAAACTCCTTACAGACTTCTGTGCTTAAATTACTAAAGAAAACTTCTTCAGAAAATTTTTCAGCTCTTATAGTTATATCTTTATTATTATTATTTATTAGTTTATTCTTATTTGTTTTAACTTTCTTTAAATCAAGTTTTTTAGTTTCTTTAATACTTGTTTTAAAGTATTTATAAATGTTGTCATCAAGTATCTTAAAATGTAGTGTAGCTGGAATACCCTTTAATTTGCAATCTAAGAACTTTATTTCTTTCAATAGTGTGATTGCCTTATTTTGCTGGAATCGTGTCAAGGTCGTGTCCTTAAGTATATTATCAGAGGTATTAAAGAACCATCCATTATCTAACATTCCATTATCTATAAAATATTGTTCTTTACCAATAAGGTCTGCGAGTAGGACCGCTGCCTTTAATCCTACCCGCTTTGCCAATTTCTTATTGACTACAAAATATGCTGAACTACTTAGTAATTGTTTCATCTTGATAATTTATTTCAATACTTGATATATCATATCCTTGCATTGCAATTCTAACAATTTCCATATTATGAGACAAGTATTTGTAATCCGTATTTATGGAAGTTGCAAACATATCAGTATTAATATCTATGAATACACTAGGTTTGTCAGAGAATATTACTCCAGCCCTAATGATGTGAGCTCGTAATTCTTGAACATCTGCAAACTTCTTTTTAGAATCTCTTAAGTCAGAGTACGCTTCATAAACTCTATTATACAATTCCCTATATTCTTTCCATGTTCTGTAATTATTTTTGTGGATTTTCTGATAGTGATATATACTGCACCTATCACGATTCAAAACTTTTGCAATTATATCGTAATGAATACATTTGTCTATCCTTGCTATATTAGAAACGACTGTCCTAGGTAGTGAGTATCTTGCTTTCCTAGAACTTGTAGTCAATGAACCTCTTTCTATTCCACAAATCTGTGTAGTTAGTTCCATGATGTCTTTTACATCTTGTTCTAGTGTTAAATTGACTTTCATACTAGTATGGTTTTTCGTTAGATACTGTAGGCTTTGAACCATCAACGCACCAATTGAAAATCATTTCAGCGTTATCAATTAAATCCTCTATTGAACAATTTCCTTTACAATGTTCAGCCGCTGTTCTTATTGAACTTTGTCTAATGATTTGAGTTTGTGTATCATTCCCATTTGGTTTTGTTTTTTCAGATGGATTATTCCACTCTGTGAAACTTGTGTTATGAGGTTTGATTTTAGGAAAATCTCCCGCCGTCCATTCGTAGTCCACTACATCTCCGATTTTGAATTTGTCTTGATTTTGTGATTTACTGAGGTATTGTCCTGCATCCCCATTTGTCATTTCAACTTCCCATTTGAAGAATTTACCAAATTTCAGTTCAACATCTCCATTTCCTTGAACATTCTTTACTGTAGATTTTTTAATTTCCATTTTTAATTATATTTATTAAATTTTGCTTACTCTTTAGATTTTCAGCTTCCTCTTTATTTATTTCTGAATAGTGTTCTATTACTTTTTCTCTGATATATCCCATGTCCATCCATTCTAGTATTTCTTGAGCTACAAATGTTATACCTATTTCGTTTCCTTGATTATCTACTGCCATGATATGAACCTCATTATCACTACAGGCGAATGTATTTATAGAATGGAAGAACTCGTGTCTTATTGTTTTCATTTTAGTTATTTTTAGTTAATTCATAAACCCATATAATAGTTTCAGAGTTTGTTATTTCTTCCCATTTAATTAGCTCATCAGTATATATATCAGTTAATTTCATATACATCTTTTGATTATCTACA